TCGCAGCTGGTGATGGTGACCTTGCACAAGTCAAGTCCCTGATGGCTGAAGCCAAGAACATCGAAGAGCGCATTGAGACCATCAAGTCCCTTGGCGTTACCGCTCCTGTTGCTTCCGCTCCTGTAGAAGACAAGCCATGGAAATCCGGTGGCGTATCAAAGCGCATCACCGACCTCCTCCCCGGTGATACTGCTGAAGAGCGCAACTACAAGGCTTACGCTTGGGGTCAGTGGGCTCGCTCAATCATGGGCAACCGCAAGGCTACCGATTGGGTCAAGAACCACATCAAGGCTAACGAAGGCACAGACAGTGCTGGTGGCTTTACTGTTCCGGATCCATTGTCCAGCGACCTTATTTATCTCCGTGAGCAATTTGGTATTGCACGTCAGAACTGCCGCATCTATCCGATGTCCAGCGATACGCTCCGTGTACCAAACGCTACTGCATCCACGACTGTCTACTACCCGGGTGAGAATACGGCAATCACTTTGTCGGATATGACCTTTGCACAGGTTAGCTTGACAGCCAAGAAGGCAGCTGTTCTTACGCAGGTTTCCAAGGAACTCGCAGAAGACAGCATCATCGACTTTGGTGCATCCCTTGCCCGTGACATGGCTTTTGTCTTGGCGAAGGAAGAAGACCGTGTGGTTTTCAACAATGCGACAGATTCCACAACCTCGATTGATGGTTGTCTCTGGGCTGTCTACAATGCCAACGCAACGAAGGCTAACATCGCATCGTTGGTGCAGTTCACAACCGGGCAAACAATCACGTATGCTCCAACGTTGACCAACCTTTCGGCGATGGTCGGACGCTTGCCAACCTACGCAGCTAACGCAAAGTGGTATATGCACAAGGAGATCTGGTACAACGCCATCGCTCCTCTGCTCAATGCACTTAGCGGAAACGCTATCCTTGACCTCCAGCAGGCATTCGGCGCACAACCTAAGCTCTTTGGTTATGATGTTGTATTCGTTCAGAATATGCAGAAGACCCTTGCAGCTTCCACGCCATACATCCTGCTTGGTGACCTGTCGGTTGGTACTGCATTCGGTGACCGCCGAAGCGTTACCATTGAGGTATCGGATCAGCAGTACTTCAAGGAAGATGCGCTTGCATTCAAGGCAACCGAGCGTTACGCCTTCAATGCATTCGATATCGGAAACGTTTCCGGTACAGCATCTGCACGAGTCCCAGGCTCGCTCATCGTCGGTGCATCCTCTGCTACGTAATCCTAGCAGACTCGCTACAAAGCCCTCGGCAGACGTGCCGGGGGCTTTTCATTTGTCTACTGCGTTGCCTTGCGCTAATGCTCGTGTGGGATACTGAATCCATGATGACACGAGCCGAAGCGATAGCACAGGTATCACTTTTTGTAGATGCCCAGTCCTACCCGCAGATGTCCACGACCGACATAGGGAGCATCTTAGATTCCTTCTCACGGTTCTCTACATGGACAGCCAGCACGGCTTATGCTGTAGGCGATCGTGTAGTCCCTACTACCCCTAATGGCAGGGTCTATGAGTGCCGTATAGCCGGTACTACAGCAACCACAGAACCAGAGTGGGCAGATTATCCCGGTGGGCAATGGAAGGGATGGAGCGTCCTAGATGGCACCAGCGACCCTACCCTAATGTGGGTTGACCAAGGCCCAGCTAACGTTGAGCGTTACGATGTCCGGACTTCCACTCGCCAAGCGTGGCTCATCAAAGCCTCTAGATGTGCTTCCGACATTGATGCTAAGGAAGGCACAAGCGATGTCAAGCTTAGCCAACTCAAGGCACACTGCCTAAGCATGGCCGAGAAGTACCGCCCGGTGGTGTTCGCATGAGCCCGATTCTCCGTGCAACGCTTCAGGCTGGGTTAGTTCGCAACCTATGCCAGACACCTATCGAAGTACACCGCTTTACACTTACCGAGGATGGGCGTGGCGGTGTTACTGAGACATGGCGCAAGGTTGCTGATTACAAGGGCAGACTGTCTAACCAATCAGACACCGAGAGCATTGTAGGCGGTGGCATCCAGCCATCAGCAGGATGGAACGTTACTCTTCCTGTGTCGGCTGATGTGATGGCTCACGACCGTGTTTACATTGTTGGTGATGAATCAAAATACTACGACGTTGTTGGGACAGACTTTGGGCAAACCGATCTGCTGGTGCAGCACGTCGGGCTAGTGGAGCGTACAGCGTGATGGCAGAATGGATGCAACTAGGGGCGGTGATAGGTATTCCTTTAATCGCTAGTATCAGCGGGTTATACAAGATGCTGTGGGATATCAAGTCCGACATTCGTATTCTGGTACACGATGCCAAGCAAACCGAAGCGGATCTAGTCATCATCAAAAAGGCGATAGCAAGACTAAGCGAGCGAGTAGCCGCACTGGAGGCACGACATGGGTAGTATCAGTATCAAAAGACTCGTGGTCGTTGTGATCGTGGCTTTCGTGGCTGCCTTCACCAGCGTATTCGGTGATGGAATCAGAACCGCTGAAGGACACGACATCAGCGAGCTGGGCGCAGTAATGGCACTCTACGGAAGCAAGGCGGTAGCGGCTGGGGTCTCCGCTGCGGTGTCTAGTGTGCTGGCGTTCTTGACGATGCCGTTTAAGGGTGTTGATATAAATGCTTTGAAGGTGGGCAAATGATACCGATTAGCCTTATGAATTATCGTGCTGAACGAACCGCTGACGGCACTGATTGGATTTTATATGGTGACATTATAGATACAAACAATAATGTCATCGCGTCGTTTAGTCCTACAGGCACATCACTCAATCAGTGGTGGGTACAGCAAGACACTGATTTCCAACAGCAATACGTGAATATCTTTGCTGGGATTATGGCATCCGAGATTGTGAATGGAACAGCTGAATAATGGCTACTTACTACGTCCGTACGGATGGTTCTGACACAAATACTGGTTTAGGATCTAGTACTGCGCAAGCGTGGGCGACTGTTCAAAAAGCACTGAACAGTGGCGGTGTTACCTCTGGAGATACTGTATATGTTGCTCCGGGAACATATCGCGAAACGGCTTGGAGTGGTCAAACATTTACGTCTACAACCACATTTATAGGTGATGCTCTGGCTACTCAATTTAGTGGAGTAACCCCGGGACCAGTCATTGTTTCAACACGTCCATCTGATGGCGGAGTATCTGTATTAGAATTTATTGGTATTGTTCGTTCATTTACAACACTTCAAGGCTTTTACTTTGACAGTTCAAGAGGATTTCTAAATCCGGTAGGAAACAACATAATAATCTCTGACTGTGTTTTTCAAATACAGAACAGTTCTGCTCCGTCAAGCCAGTGTCTTTATATGACATTGACAGGCACAGGTGACATTACAGTACGACGTTGTGTTGGCACTGGTGTTTCTGAAATCAACTGCTTGAGTAATACTGGTACTGGGACAATACGAGTAGAATCATGCAATTTTTATTCGACAAGATTTTTTGCAAGTAATAGTGCTGCCACAATAGTTATCGTTAATTCAATAATTTATAGTTGCACTTGGGCTTCGCAAAATGCATCTGGAACGTACATAGTTTTCAATTGCATATTGGGTCAGCTGTCTTTTGCTAATACTTCTGGCACTAGGGTTGAAAATTACAATTACTACACTGGAGCCTTTGCTACTAGTAGGGGTAATGTCATCAATGGCGCAAACAGTTTTGTGAATTATGGTCGTGTCACGAACTGGGGATACTTTGCACAGAATGGATTGATTCTGACTGGTGAACTAGCACCGATACAGAATGGTCCTCTAAAGGGTGCTGGCACTTCATCTTTATCTGGTATTTCGGCTCCAGTAACAGACCTATACAATAAATCATTTTCTTCTCCTCCAGACATCGGTGCTGTAAGTAGTGCTGCGTTTACGGGTGCTAGTTATTACATACCAACAGACCGCAACGCCTCAACCATCACCATCGCTCCCGGCTCAACATCCCAAAGCATCGAACTCTACCTAGGTGCTACAGGTCTAACAGCCTCTACAAGCGGTCTGTCAGCCCGCTACAACCGCACACGCACTGCTTCTGTATCTATCCCTCTGGTAGCCCGTACGGTCGCTCAGGCGTGGACTGCTGGTGGCTTTGCGGAGGTAGACGCAACCAATATGCCGGGAGTCTACAGATTGGACTTACCTGATGCTGCGCTTGCTGCTGGTGCTGACGATGTAACGATTGTTGTACGTGGCGCCTCTGGTACTAACGGTGCGGTAATGACGGTCAAGCTGAGCAGTGGTGGCTTGACGGAAGCGCAGACGGCTGGTGCAGTATGGAACGCTGTACGCTCGTCCTACGCAACGGCTAGCACGTTTGGCGAGTACGTCAATACAAACGTCAATACAGGGGCTATCGCTGATGCTGTCTGGGATGAAGCTCGAAGCGGACATACCACGGCAGGAACCTTTGGCGAGTATGTCAACGCCGAACTGGTTACTCCGGTAACCTCTGCCGCTCTGGTTCGCATGGGACCATTTGAGGTTAGGGCTGATGGTCTTGGGGCTTCTGATCCGCTTGACATCCAAAAGGGCGCACAGCACGGCATCGATATTCAGTGTGTAGACAACAACAACGCCGGAATTGATATCACGTCTGCAACGGTAACGGCTAAGGTCTATAACAGTGGTGCTACGCTGGTTGACACTTACTCCTGTACGGCAACCTATGCAGCTGATGGCAGAGCGCAGTTTACGATTGATACTACGGTGACGAACACTCCTGGCACTTACACTGCAACGATTACACGCACAACGGGTGCAAGCGATACGCAGGTCTTCGGTCCACTGCGGATCTATGTGAGGGATATTTGATGGCATTGATCTTTGATTTGACTGAAGACCCACAGCAGGTCGTGCAAGTCTCCGCTTGGGTCGGAGACTGGCACTCCTACGTTGTACGCTTGGTGGACGAACTGGGAAGCCCGGTAGACATTACTACGGGTACG